TACTGTTATGTTTCTTATATAAGGTGAACGTGATGTAACTGTCATTCCGGGTGCAAAGCGGAATGCATGTCCAGTATTTGCTCCTACATTATAATAAAAATTTGCAACAGTTATGTCTTCTACAGTACATTCACCGTTAAGTAAAAATGCATCTTGATCGTTTGTTCCTACTGTAGGTTGTATAGTAACACTTCTTAAACTTTTACCAGTAACAGTTACACCTGTTGGTACAGTCATAGGAAATTCTTCAGTATAAACACCAGGATAGATATAAATTGTATCACCTGATACAGCTTGCGATAATGCATGTTTTACACTCGCAAATGGATCGTTTTGGTGTGTACCGCTATATGTATCATCACCGTTTTCAGCAACGTATATAATATTACCTTGACGTAAAACAAGATCAATACCATCTGCTTCTATTGCATCAGATTCTATGGCATCGAAATTTGCATTTTTAACCCAAACATCATTCCATCTTGCTCCGCCAGTATCAGGATTACTACCTAAATTATATGTATTATTTTGTGCAGGAACAATATTAGAATTGATTTCTGAATTAAAAACAATCTCATCGGTATTTGCATCACCAATTCTAATTGTTCCGTCTGCTGTAATGTTTCCTGTAGCGTAAATATCTCCTGTAACATTAAGATCAGAATAAACTTCAACGCTACCAGTACCATTAGGTCTTAGTTCGATATTAGCATTAGATTCATTTGATTTAATTGCATTGCCTTCTAGATCTAAACTATCAATAGTAAGTCTATTTTGATAAACAACGTTATCACCAGTACCTAATGCAAGAACACTTGCACTTGTACTAATAGTGTTATCTGTGATGTTTATCTGACCTATATCAGCAAAATTAGTAATTTCTAAAAGTGTAGATCTAGTTGTTCCGCCTACATCTAAATCAAATTGAGGGCTAGAATTATTAACGCCGATGCGCTGGTTATTAACATCTAGATATAGAAGATCCGTCTCAAAAGCTAGGTCTACTCCTTGACGAAGTAGGTTTTGCTTTAAGAGCGGACCACTTATACGACCAACAGCCATCTCTTCTCCTCAATTCGGGGATCCTGTCCCTCTAACCAAATTTTCATCCCTTGGGCTCTTTGCTGGTTAACCACAGTTTGACCCTGCAAATATTGGTCTTACTTGCATTAATTATATTTATCCAATTCGCCGTTTTAGGGGTGTTTAGCCTAGGAGAATGCTCCAAAGTGTTATTCTATCTAGCATATATTCTTCAGTAACTGGATCTTCTTCTACACCAGTGCTTTCAATCCAATCAGTGCCATTATAAACTTCTAATAGGGCTAACCCTACATTGTATCTTATAGCTCCTAATTCAGTATTGTTAGATGTATCAGTTGCATATCTAAATGATAATTGCGCAACAGCTACTTCGTCAAAGCTTCCTTCGGCACTATCTAGTTGCACTACTCTAAATCTAACTGTAGCTGGATTAAAACTGCTCGGTAATGCTTCTAGTGTAATATCAAAATCTGTCCAAGTTGGAAAACCTGTAGCTTGAGTGCCGAACATTAAAACTGATATAGTTTCCCAAATAATTCCATCATCGCTCCATTGTAATTCTAAATCTTTTCCGTTACGTGGAGTTCTAAAAGATGCTTTGCCATTTGTATCATTACCTGAAATAAATTTTCCTGTAATTGCTCCGCCAATGAAATCTGTCAAATCGTAAGTTGCACTAACAATACTTCTTGTATTAGCGCCAGTAAATAGATAATGCCTGTAAGTATCAAATCCGCCAGTTCCGGTTCCGGTTCCTGGATCAGTTACTGTAACACCAGACGTGACGGTCGTTATAATAGATGCACCTGCAAGTGATTGCCCTAGTGCAACATCTGCTGTATCTTCTAAAGTATAAGTACCATTACTAGGAACAACTGTACCAAATGTTCCGCCTACTTTTACATAACCTTTGTCTGTAGCACTTAATTCAATAGCGCCGACTGTATCAGTATTGGTCCATATATTATTTCTAAAATATTCTTTACCATCTAGATATACACTACCGGTACCATTTCTTCTAATATCTAAATCTGCATTTGAATCAATAGTAGATATTGTTGCGCCATCAAATAGAATACTATCTCCGGCTAACCCATGTATTTCTAAACCTAAACTATTTACTTGTCCTACGCTGTCCCCATTTACTGCAATGTTGATAGTATTGTCAGTTGGATGAGCAGTAATCGAAGTTAATCTATCGTCCGAGAATATTCCGCCAATGCCTATATTACTTGTAGAATAACCTTCAAAAATATTATCTTCTGTATTAAATCTAAGATCGCCTTCGCCATCTATTCTTTCATCATTATCACCTTTTGGTAATACAAATTTATCTGCATCAATACGTAAATTACTCGGAGTAGATAATATTAAATCGCTATCTACTAAATCGCTATCTACTGTTGATATGGTATCTGCATTAAAAGTAACATTTTGAAAATTAACTGTTCCTACACCGTTTGTTATAAATTCTAAATCGCTATTGCTAGAAGTTGTAGTAATATAATTGTCTTTAAATTTAATATCGTCGATTTGGCTATCGTCTATACGAACTGACCATTTCTTGGTAGGAGATCCTAAATTGTAAGAACTGTTTACATCAGGAACTAAGTTTTGTGATATAGGCGTGTTAAATTTTAAAGTATCAGTAGGTTCATTACCAAATGTTATTAGTGCGCCCTGGATGTTTACATCGTTTGAAACTGCTAGGTCTTTTAGTATACTAACATTAGTAAGGAAGTTTATATCATTTGTAGCAGTGTCAATATTTAGATCTCCGTCTAAACTAAAGACTGTGTTACCGTCAAACCTAATATTTCCTGTATCAACATAGTTGACGCCTATTATTGTTTCATCGTCTCCGTCGGAAACAGTAATTTGACTTAATCCGTCAAAGTCAACTTGGCTTGCATCAATGCTTGTAAGTCCATTCTCTAAGTTTACAAAAAAAGATTCTCCAACTTTAAAAGTACCTCTTTCGTCTGTAGATTGATAAAAAACTTTACCATTATTAATTTGGATTGCTTCTTTTGTATGGTCCACTCTTGTTGTATCATTATCTACAAATCTTCCTGACCCTATATATGCAAAGTTGTGATTTATCAAGTACATAATGCAATCATCGCCGTCTGCTTCTGCGCCGATATTTCCGTATACATTTGCACTACCGATAGAACGTATTTCAGCACCGTACATCATTGTTGAGCCATCTTCGCTTAGATGCCCAGTTGCTCCTCTTACTGCATATAAGCCTCTATTAGCAAAATATGTAAAACTATTAAGCCACTCAACTCTTACACCATTGGTCATTGTTATAGCATCAACTCCGGGTGTTATAAATGTTGCGCTATGAAATAACATACTTGCATTACGACTTGCAAAATCTACTTCTGCACCATCAATATAAGCGCCTCGACCTGCATCTCCTTGAGAATATCCTCTAGGATCATCGCCTGTTGTAATACTTCCTTGTGTAATTACAGTGACATTTTGAATATAAGGTGAACGATTTGTTACTACTGCACCTGAAGCAAACCTAAATGCATGTCCTGTATTATTTAAACTGTCGTAAAAGAAATCTTTAATTGTTAAATTTTGTACAGTAGTTTCTCCTGTAAGTAGAAAACAATCACTTGCTAGTGTTCCACTTGTAGGTTTTATAGATACACTTCTTATTCCGTGTCCATTTATAATTGTATTAGAAGGAACAGTTAAAGGAAATTCTTCTTCATATTCTCCTGGAAATATTTCAATTTCAACTTGCTGTCCTGGACTACTATCTGCAAATTCTAATGCTCTTTTTATAGTTCTAAAAGGTCCTTGTTGATGATCTCCAGCATTAGTATCGTCGCCGTTTATAGCAACATACACTTTGTTTCCTTGACGTAGTGTTAAACGATCAGGTCCAATTGATAAATCTCGTGTTCTTACTGCTGCTCCATTTAGATATGTTGACCATAAGTTTGCCCAATATTTTCTATCAGAACCTAAAGCCCAGGTATCTGTAACATCTAATAATATATCACTGTTTATTTCTTTATCAAATGCTACTAAATCAGGTGTTTCAGGACCTTCGCCAAAGATTAAGTCGCCATCTAGAGTAATATCTCCAGTTGTTTCTATATTTCCGTATACTCTTAATTCATTTTGTACTTCTACAGTACCCGTGCCATTTGGAATTAAGTCAATATTTGCATTTGATTCGCTAGTAGTAATTCTATCATCATCGATTAGTAGTTGATCTGTTGCAAGTGCGGAAAGTTTAATCTTATTGGCAGAACTCAAATAGATAGTTTCATTTAATTCATTTCTTATAATGCTATTTTCTAGTGTGTAGTTAGGTAATTCTAAACGATCGGTATTACCTCCTATAGATTTAATCTTTGTAGGGACAAGTAAGTCTCTCGTAGGCGCTTCAGTTGTAATACCCACACGATTATTAATAGGATCCAAGTGTAGAAGTGCAGTATCAGCACTTTCATTTTTGAAGTTTAGGTAATCTTTTCCAGAGTTGTCTTGATAAATTTTAAGATTATCTTGTAAGACACCACCGCCTATTCTACCATTTTGAGGTTCTCTTGCCATTGACTACTCCATGCTGTAGTATTTAGCGGATTTACTTATCAAAATTGTGTAGTACAGTCACAGGTTTACCAAAAGGCACAGGAGTTAAAAATCTAACATACCATCCTGCTGGCTTACCTGTTGGGTTTTGTTTAAGGATATAGTTTGTTGTTGAAATTTGGAAAACGTTTTCAACAAATACTAAAATATTTTGTGCTGCGTCTGGTACAGGAAAATCAGGATCTTTACTATTCAAAGGACCAAAATCAATTTCACTAGCATCTCCAACACCTAAATTCTGTTGTACAATACCTGGATCTTGATTAGGTTCTTTAAACCGTATCTCTCTCCAAGCACCATTCTGAAATGCTTCTAGTTGATTGTCTGTAGTATTATATCTTATTTGTCCATTTTCTGGATAAAAGGGTCTTTCTTGTATTCTACCCTTAGGAAGCCTTGCACTAGTTCTGCTGTCCATAATAACTTGGTCATTAGAGTCATACTTTACGCCACTACCTCTAATGCTTCTTAAATTTGTGCTTTGACTTCTAATTAATCTCATTTATACTTCCAAATAGCTTACCGTTGCACTTAATACTGTAGGAGATTCTCCTAGTAAAACAATTCTATCACCTTCACTTAGTACAACTTTTTCACTATCAAACGTAAAAGTTTCTCCTGCAGGTAAAGGTAAGTTGTTGATAACTTTATTTGTATCGCTTTTTGGTTCGCCACTTTTTACAAAGTGCATATCAAATTGTGTTAATCCATCTTCTTCGTGATCAGGATTTGGAACTACAGTATTACATACCATAATTGTTGTTATAGCCCATCTTTCACCTGCAGGAACTGTATTGTCTACACCATTGCTAGGTAAAAGTTCTGTATCTGTGCTTCCTATTGCTACGCTGTTTATTGCCATGTGTAATCCTTAAAATAACATACTGTATACCAGTGCTCTATTATTACTTATAATTTCATCTCTAGTTGTGTCCTCATGACCGAAAAACAAGCCACTACCACCTTCGGCTCTATCACTTACATATAAGCGCATACCGCTTTCGGGTAGTGCAGGCTCTAAAGACGCATCGTCAATAGTAGGTTGACTGTTTATTTCTAGCACATCATTAATTGTAACTGCGCCTGTGCCTGGAGCAGATAATATCATAGGTTCGTTAGAATCAATAGTTTCAATTTTTGTACCACTAATTCTTAAATTGTTTAATTCAATCCTGTTATCAAAAAACTGTGCTTTTATTGTACCGTCAACTCCAATATCTACAGAACTTTGGTTGCCAGTAACTTCTATATCTTTTGTTTCAACAAAAGTTTTAGATAAAGTACCTTCTTCAATTCTATCTTGGAAAACACCTGCAAAATAACTGTTAATATAATCAACAATAGATTTAGCATTAGGTATATAATCGTCATCTTGTACACCGTCAGCGTTAGGACCACCAGTAATATCAAGATTGCCTGCAACATAAGTAAAAACTTGTTCTTCGTAATTGTTGGTTCCAGTTACACTTATGACACCTTGATCTTGATTTATTAAATATAAATCTCCACCACCTGTGCTAATACTGTTTGTTCTTAAACCTACAAGAGCTGAAGTGTCATCTTTTAGTACCCATACACCGTTTTTAGTTGTGTCAGTTATAGGATCTGTCCAGCTTAAATTTTCATCAAATACCACATATGCATCAACTAGAGAACCTCTATCAATTCTAATACCTGATGTGTTTAATGTTATACCTGCGCCTGTTTCGCCACTGTTAAGAAGAATAATATTATCTTCGATAGTCATGTTTTCTGTATTAACAGTTGTAGTGTTACCTGCAACAAGTAAGTCACCAGTGATTGTAACAGTTCCTTGATCAAAACCTGTATTTAAGATAATATTTCCGCCAGGTTGAACTTGTATTGTGTAATCACCGTATGGTACTTGTAAAAACTTTGACATTATAGATCCTTAAATTATGGGGGAATAAATCCCCCAAAATATTAACCTTGTGCTGGTAATGCTATTGCTAATGTAGTTGCAGGGTTTGTTCCTGTTTCTTTTACTTCAGGAATGTTACCAATGCCATATACAGCATTAAATTCTGTGCCGCCTGCTTCGCACTGTACAGTTCTGTTACGTAGTTTTGTAACTTGATATGTTGTTGAATCAGTACCGTATGCATCAAGTGTAAATTCACCTGCTACAAGTGCTTCGCCGCCAGCTGTGCCTGCTTTGTTAGCTAGTTTTAAGATTTCATCTCCAGTATGTGGAGCAGTTGATGAATCTAAACGTACAACATACTTACCGTTACCTGCTTGGCGAACGATATGAGCTGCTGTGGTTGCTTCTGCACTGCCTGTAAAAAAGTGGCGTGTAACTGCTATACGGCCTGCACCTTTGCCGATCTTATCTTTGTTAATTGGACGTCCCATTGTTTTCTCCTTAATGACGTTTTAGGTCTACGCGGTGGGTTTCCGCATAAATCTATATAAAGTATTTATCAAATAAGAAAAAAGGCCTACCACGTAATTGTGATAGACCTTCTATATAATATATGATAGGTTGGATTAAGGATTACCAACAACCGCCTCAACAGATCCTGTCTATCAATTCAGCGGAGCCTAGCATCGGATAGTTACTTCCAAAATACGCATCTTCATGTCTCCATGCTCATGCGCTGCCACTACAGCTACTAGCCAAGTTACTGCCTCTGTAAAGCAGCGTTTCCTTGCACTATCTAACTTGGACCGTCGTCTTTGTTATGTACTTAATATAACACATACAAAATAAAAGTCAACCACTTTTTTAAAAAAAAATAAATATTTTTATGAGAAAAGTTAATTTATTTTTTAGTCTTGCTCCGAGTCCTTTGTTCTTTTTAGGATTCCTTTGGAGTTTATATAATATGAATCACATGCAGTCAACTATGTGCGGCGGCAGTCATTGGGAAATGCCTGTGATGTGGTTAGTAATGAGCGTTGCACATATAAGTACATGGCTAATGTGGTATCAACAAAGACGCTATCAAAAGATAAATGTTTTTCCTGACAAACAACAATGATAGTGTCCATCACGAACTGCTATCATTGCCCAATAAAAAAATTCGCATTGATCTAATCTAGGATAAAAGCTTACAATGTCATCTGCATAAACATTTCCTGCAGGACCCTTTATATACAATCTCCATAAAGGTTTCGTTATGTTTGGAACTGGTTCGTAGTAACTACTTATTTCCTTTGCAAATGTGTATTGATCAATTGTTGTCCATTCCATAGTATATTTAAGTCAAAAAAATAGGCCCCGTAGGGCCTATTTTATATTTGCATTACTAAAGTAACTATTAGCTGAAGCTTACGTTTCCATCTGTGATGTCAACGTTTGCTAGGTAGTCAGCTGCATTACCTAGTGACGATGCTGTGTTTGATAGCTCAACATAACCATAACGTGTCATGAATGATACGACTGGTTCGAATGTGCCTGGATCAAGTACAACACCTGAGCTCATTAGTGGGATGTATGGGCAGTAGAATGCCGGTGCATCTGATTCACTTGAGCCTTTGTAGCCAACTAGTGCTGCTGTGCCGTCGCCTGCATATGTGTCAACGTATACACGCATTGCATTGTTTAGAGTACCTACAAACTTAGTGTTTGTTGGTGCTTCAAATGTACCTTCTGTTGTACGTGCAAATGCTGATGTTGTTGCAGATTGTAGAATTGTTAGTGCAAATGGACTAACAACTGCATAGTTACCTGCGCCACGACGTGTACGCTGTGCAATCAAGTTTGCAGCACGGTTGATTTGAACTGCTAGAGCAGCATGTTCGTCACCAACAAATGTAGCTGTACCTGATACCGCAGCTTGGTCATAAGTTTCAACTGCGCCACCTGCTAGTGTACGTAGTGAACCTAGAACCTCTTGGTCGATTTCAGCAGTAATTTCTTGAGCTAGAGCAGCCATAATTTCTGCTTCTACGTCGATGCCATGTTGTGCTTGAGCGTCTTGAGCCGCTTCAAATGTCCAACGTGCTGACAACTTACGTGTCTTTGCTTCGACGGTTTGCTTCAAGATCTGAATGCTTAGTCTGTTTCCTGCACTACCTTCTAGTGATGCAGTCGGTGCTGGAGCGTTTGTTCCGTCACCTGAATAAGCTTCAGCAATTTTGAAAGGGCTTAACGCCTCTTCACCTGCTACAGCGCCTGAAGCGCCTGAGCCTACTGTGTCGCTATAGCGAACACGTAGAGTGTGGATTTGACCCACTGGACCAGTCATTGGCTGAACGCCAACAAGTTCGTTTGCGATGACTGTTGGCATCACACGTCTGATAACTGGTAGGATAACACGGTTAAGTGTTGCAACATTACCGGCAGAAGTAGCACCAGCTGTAGCGGTTTCTGACAAATACTTGCGAGTATTTTCTAGTGTCGAAGCCATTACGCTTTTCTTATTGCCTTGAAGGCCTTCAAGAAGTGCTGTTTTTGTTTCCTGCCAGCGACTTTCTAGTAGTTCTGACATTGTTATCTCCTCAATTAAATTCCAGCTAGACGCTTAATGTCAACGACATTATGATCGGCGTCTGCCTTACTACTAACGTTAGTTTGCGATTCTTCGCGATTGCCTGTTACTTCTTTTGCCTCTGATAGTACTGCCTTCTGCTTGGCTGGGCCCTTTCCATCGATAACCGCTGGTAGGTACTTGTCAAATGCAGAGCGTAGCTTTGCAGTTTGAACTGTTTCCAGTAAGTCTGTCATGATTTCGCGTTGGTCTTTACCTAATGGTGCAACCAATTCGTTCATAATTTTTTCACGCTTTACAGATTCTTCTAAACGTGTTTTTTCACGTGCAGCTGATTCTGTAAGTTGTTTTGCTTTTGCAGCAAATGCTTTTGCTTCTTGTAATTGTGCTTCTTTTACATCAAGTACTTTTAGAAGTTTAGCAGTTTCTGATTTCTCATTTAAATAAGAAGTTCCATATTCTGCTGCAAATGCTTCAAATATTTTACGACCAAAGTCGTTTCTACGTGCTGAGTCAATATCTTCTTTAAGTGAAGTGATTTCACTTTTAAGTTGTTTACCAACCATTTCAGATACTGCTGTAGCACTTCTTTCAATAAAGTTAGCTTTAACTTTAGCGAAGTGTTCTTTAGCTTCACGTACTAGACGTACTTTTGTTTCAGCTAAATCTTTTTTATCTTCGTTGAATTCTGCAATCTCATTTGATAATGCATCAACTACAAATTCTTCTAGTTTGCCATAGTTTTCCTGCATTGCTGCTTTATCAGCATGTAGTTCTTTGACTTCTTTTTGTAGTTGTTCAATAACAAAACCTTTTAGAAGATCAGCATTTTCACGCATGGCAATTGCATATTTTGCTTTTGCTTCTGCTAGCTGCTTACGATCGTCTGCAAATTCGGCTATTTCTTCTGAAAGACGCTCGGATAACATTGCATCAATTGCCTCAACCATTGTTGCTTTGTCGTGCTCATACTTTTGAGCAAACTCTTCGCGAAGTTCAGCAGCTACTTGCTGCTTGTTTTCTTGAATTTTTGCTTCCCAAGCTTCTTCGATTTCAGAACGCACTTCTTCTGATACTACATCATTTTCGAAAAGTGTTTTCAGTGCATCCAACATTTACATTCTCCTCTTATTGGAGTCTATTGATTATATTAATCAATGATTCTTTTAGATATTTTTGTGCCTTATCGTCATGTTTAGTTGCCTGTGCTAATTCGTATGCCTTATATCCGCCGCGAGCGTTCATAAGGTGCTCGTAAATTGGTGTAGGATATGCACCGGGGGCGCTAGGCTGTGCCACAACGTCCACGGTGATTATTTCAAAATCAGATACAACGTTTTGTCCGTCTTCTGATACATTACCGCTACCTCTCGATGAAACACCTAGTTTTACACCTGCTTCTAGCATTGTGCGTACTAATTGTCCCATAGGAGTTGGTAGGATTTTTAGTTTTCCATAACCGTTTGCGCCATCCATCCACATATCTGTAATCATATGGCTTACACGGTCAAGATTAATGTTAAGGCCTTCTGGATGATCAACTTCGCCGAGAACACTAAATCCGTTCTTACATTGATCATTGAGAGTTTTGACAGCCCTGCCAATTTCATTTACAGGATACACTCGCTGATTAGCGTTGCGAACGTCACCTTGAATGCAAATACCTTTCATGTAAAGATCTTTGCCTTCGTTAGCATTCTCAAGCACAATCTGTGCTTGATCAAATGTCAAATGCTCTCGTAAGTTTTTCATTCAAACTTCCTTACGTTTATTTGCCAACAATTGATTTTTTATTGTCAGCAGTCTCACCTGCGCCTTTTTTCTCAGCGCCGTGGCCTTTTGGCATTGCTTTATTTGCTTTGCCTGCTTTACCGCCAGGAACATTTACGTTACCTGCCGAATCTTCTTTAGCATTCATATCGCCTAGACCAGCATGATCACCTGCTTCGTTGTCTTTAGCTGATGCTATATTTGCTGCTGTGCCGCCCATATCGTTTTTACCTGCAACTGGTGATTTTGCATTTGCACCGTTGTCGCCGCCGATTTTTGAACCTAGCTCGCCGCCTTGTACTTTTTCTACGTACTCACGCATCATGTCAATGTCTGACTTTGGACCTGTTGATTCTTCAACTTCTTCATCTGAAGCTTCTTCAACTTCTTCGTCTGCTGCTTCTTCAACTTCTTCGTCTTCGAATGCAAATGATTCTTCTTCAGCTTCGTCGTCCATGTCGTCGTCGTCCATGTCGTCATCGCCCATCATTTTTTCAAATTCTGCTTTTAGATCTTCTAACGCATCTTCTAGGTCTTCAACACGATCTTCCATATCGCCTTCTTCACCTTCGTCTTCGTCATCCATGTCACCTTCTTCGTCATCTTTTGGTTCCATGTCACCTATCATTGCATCCATTGCATCGCCACCCATTGGGTCTGCTTCTACTTCAAATTCATCTAGATCAAAGCCTTCTTCAACTTCTTCGTCTTCTTCGACTTCTTCGTCTGTTGCTTCGTCTAGGTCTTCGTCTGACTCATCTACTTCTTCGTCTGCTGCTTCATCTACTTCATCATCTGAATCTTCTTCGATTTCTGCGTCATCTTCTAGTAGTGACTCATAAATATCTCTTGATTTTTCTACCACAATCTCGTGGAATAATGCTTCTGCACCTTCTTTATCTTCGTTGATAAGAAGCTCTAGCATTTCTTCGAACTTGTTACGATCTGCCATTAGTTTCTCCTATAAATGTTCACACACCAGAGGTGTGGGGCTGTCATAATGTATTTAACAAAAAGAGAGAAATATGCGTAGAAATAGGCCAAAAAGAGGCCATTTTAAGGATTTTCTTTAAAATCTTCGATAATTTGTAAAAATTCTTCTACAGTAATGTGTTTTAAGTTGTCAAATTTCCTTAGATCTTTAGGAATGTAGCCTTTGTTGTCTATCACTCTTATATATCTCTTTTTTGGATTTGTTTGCACTACATTTGCTGTTTGACGCATCCAATTTCCAAAAAAAGTTGCACTATCAGTAGATTTTTTATAATTCATTGTATCCGCATAGATATTATTAAATTTCTTACCATCATCTACGCCCATATAATCAAAACCTAAAATATAAATGGTTTCATTTTGATGTTGACTAGCTAACCATAATGCTGTCGGACCACTTGACCATCCCTTGCTTGGTTGAAAATAATTAAAGCCTTTGAATCTTGCATATGCTTTATTAGGATTTGTCCATACTTCATTTTTGTTTTGAAATCCTGATTTGTTTATTTCTAAAATCATTTTAGTATCAACAGCAACGAGGTAGTCAGGTTTAAATCTTCTATATAGTGCATTGCAGCCGTATACTTTACCTATATTTTGTAAGTCAACTGGATTTATAGGTTCTCTGCTTATGCCATTACCTAAAACAAACGCAATCTTACTTTCATTAGTTTCATCCTCTTGAACAGAATCTATTTCTTTTTGAATAACTTCTTGATGTTTTCTAATAAGTTCTTGCTGTTTTTTGTTTTCTTTTTCTTCACGCTTCTTCTGCTTAAGGTTACGATGGTGTTCCTTAATCAGCTTCCATTGTTTTTTAGTGTAAAGGCTTTTATCTAACTTTGGCATCAAACACCACCCGCTTCAGCTTGTGCAGCTATTCCATACATCTGTCGGATAAAGACTAGTTCTTTGTCTTGTTCTTCTTTATGTAGTTCGCTTGCTTTTCTGACGCGGTTGATTTGACGTAATGTTAAACGAGTTTTTCTTGTATCTGATTTTTTCACAGGTGAATCATCAAGGTCAGCTTCGTAACGCTTATCCTCTGTTGGTTCAACAGTTTCTGGATCGAAATAAAATAATTCTCGTAGTATCATGTTAGTATTTATACAGTTTGGTCCGTTGCCGGAGCAGTTGCTCCGCCTATGTCTTGATTTGTTGCAGTTTCTGGACCTGCGCCATCACCTGCGTCAATTGGTTGTTCACCTATGTCGGCTTCGTCTTCGATTCCGCCTAGGTCATCATCGATACCTGCTCCACTTATTCCTGCACTTCTCATTTCGCCTGCTGCATCAGTTGGAGGGATATTTAGTTCTTCTTCATTTTCTTCACGCCACAGACGTTCATTCTCAGCAAGTTCTTCTTCACTAAGTCCTAAGAAACGTTTCATTGCAAAACGATTTGAAATATAAGGTATAGCAGCCATTTGTGTATATGTTGGTACACGAGCATTGTCGATTTCACTTTGTCGATATGCAGCAAAGTTTTGCGGTGGTTGGAACTTTAAATTAAACATTGATGTGTCAATGTTAACACCCTTTTCTAAAATATAACGTTTAAACTCTTGATCAAACTCTTCTGCCACTAGGCCTTGCAAACGTTCACAATAGGTATTGAAGCGAAGTTCTTGAATGTAGGCTGTGCCCACACGTCCATCATTATATTGTGCAGCTGAATCATCTGCTCCAGTTGGTAAGTACGAACTTGGGATACGTAGGCCGCGTACCAGCTTATTAGTAAAGTATCTAAGGTCATCAATTTCTCCTAGGTTAGTACCACCTGGAAGTGTTTCAACTTTTGATCCACGACCTTCAGCAGTTTGTGGAAAGAAGTAGTCTTCATTGATTGACAGTGGATTGTATGAAGAGTCTATGACATTCTGTCCTCCACCTGTTGACGATGGGATACGTCTTTGATGTATTTCCGTTTTCACACGTTCAACAAATTGCATAGCAAGGTGTGATGGCATGTTGCCCACATCAACGTAGAATACTCTTCTCTCCGGTGCTCTTTGTACACGGTAGATAATAATCGCATCTTCTAATAATTCTTTTTGCTTATAAACTTTGAAAATTGTTTCTAGTAATGAATTACCAAATGGATAGTTATTGTCTAAGCCTTCGCTTAGACTCAAATGGACTACATGATCTGCATCAATTGCAACTTCACCTTCTTCAAGCGTAAATCTACTTCCGGCCATTTGCTGATTAGGTGCACCTACCATTCCTCTTACGCCGCCAGTGATATATCCATCACCGCCGCCTGTAATATTTCCATTTGTTTGAAACGGTGTAGTTGCAACCATTTCTCTAAAATTTAAATTAAAGTTTTTTATAATATATTGTTCAGGCTGCTTACCTTGACTTTCGTTTACAATTATTCTAACTACGTTTGCAGGATCAACATGAAACCATTTCTTAGTTTCAGGATCTCTTACAAAGAACTGATCGCCATACTTAAATGAATTTCTTAGTATACGGAATATTCTTGTGTGAAAGTTTTGTATTTTACACCACTGTTGAAGATACTTTTGAATAATGGTTGTTTCTGAATTAGTTGCTTTTTGTAAAAAATCAATTAGAAATGGTGTGTTGTTTTGCTTGTTTGATTGTGTACAAAACTCTGCTAGAATGTCAAGAGCTGCATTAACTTCCGAATCTAAATCCATTGTATTGTACTGACCATAACGTTCAACACGATTAGGCGAGCCAACATATACATCCGGAAGGTATGAATTATAATTTGTTCGAGCTGGACCAGGTTGTGCACCGTTGGAACGACCACTTAGAGGACTAAAGCTTCCTCCTGTATTATCTCCTGTAGGAACAGGTGTAAAGTATTTTTTCCAACTCATTATATTTCCTTAGTTTATATTCCGCCTTGGATAAGATTTCCGTTTAGACTTTTTGTAGCTGTAAGTGTTTGTGCTTCAAAGTCTCTTGATTCACGTAATACAGAAAGAACTTGTTCCATTGTACTATTTAACGTCGAAAGCGCCGCAGAACTACCAGCTGTGGACCCACCTATACGTTCTAATAAATCAGAGGCGTTCATTGCACTTCTTCCACGTCCTCTACCGTTTGTCTCAGACAACACATCATTTAATGCTTCTAGTGTTTCAACGAGTTCTTTTATAGCATCATTATAACTTGAAATGTTACTTGTGTCAAGATCGTTTATACCAGAAAATCCTTTTAAAGCAGTAGCCATGTTGACCATTGCCTCTGCATTGCGTTCAACACCTTGTGTGTTTATTCCTGCTTCGCCAAATGCAATTAACTGATCCATAGGACTGTCTGAGCCAAACAGTCCTGAAATTGCTCCACCGATTGCTCCAATTACACTTCCAGCACCTGCAACTGCTGTGCCAGCACCAAATTTTGCCATTGCACCGCTCATTGCTGATAATGCACCAGCAGCTGAACTAAGTGCTTCACTGTCTAATGTTTCAAATTGCTTCATTCCGTCTATAAAAGTCGGAAATGCCAAACCTGTAAGCCAGGCTGCACCTGCAATACCTGCACCAATAGCTGTTATGACACCTGCTAGAGTTGCTGCGCCAGCAAGTATCATAGGTGATTGTGGACCGCCAAATGCTTGAAGTCCTTTAGCAGCACCTGCCATTGCGCCGCCACCGAGGTTACCTACAAATGCACCTATTTGTCTACCTTGACCGGCTAATCCGCCGCCGGCACGACCTCTGCGACCGCCACCGCCACCACCACCACCGCCAGTCATACTGTCAAACATTTTTCCAAAGCCGTTTGTGATAGCATTTTTAATAACACTTGCACCAAATAATGCAGCTATTGCTACGCCTGCACCTGTAAGAACTGTTTCGCTTGTAAGTAGACTTTTGAATCCTTCGCCGATTTTTTCGCCAATAGTTGTTTCACCAGTAAGCAATTCTTTTATTCCATCTGCAAAACCAGTAATTGTATCTTTAAGTTCTGTTTTAAATGGCTCTTGAGTAAACAACGTTGCAATATCTGTAAATGCAGTAGCAACAGTATCAAAAACTCCACTTTCTATAAATGCTGTTGCTAGAGTTGCTCTAACTTCTCTTACTTTGTCCTCAAATATAACAAGTTCTGCTGTAATAGCATCTCTTTTCTTTTGTTCTTCAAGTGCTGCATCGTAATTTTGTGACCCAACTTCTCTAAGTTTGTATGATTCATCTAGAATAGCTGCTAATGCCGGATTAGATTCTCTAATTGCACTAATAAATGCTGCTGCATCACCGCCTTCTCCTGCAAATCCATCTATTGACTTACCTGCTGCATTTAAAGCATCTTGAAGAACTTTTGGATCAGAACCAGCGGCTACTGCTTTCATAGCTTCCATTATTTCAGGACCTGCTGCGTTCACAAGTGCTATAGCTTCTTCGGTTTGCGGAACACCATCAGCTAGATCTTTTAGTGCAATAGCAGTACTGCCGCCGATACTGTCAATTAAAGCCATGCTATCTGTGAAGTTTCGTAATTGTTCACTGTCAGGACCAAATTGTGATTCTAGACTTTTAGCAATTGCTCTAAAACTTGCATCAGCAGCGTTTTGTTGTATTGATTGTGCAATTTGATCACGTTGTTGACCAGTGATTTTTGCTAAAGCATCGAGTCTTTTTAAGTAGTTTGCACTTCCTGCGGCTAGTTGTGCATTACTTTGTCCTTCTAGCATACCTAACCTACTTTGTAATGCAGTATAATCTGCTAGACCTTCATTAACTTCTTCGATAGTAAAGCCCATATTCCTTAAGACTTCTAAATCACCTGAAGCTTTAATAGCTTTGTTAATATTAGTAAATCTTTGAACGCCTTCTGTAACAGTTCCGCCTAATAAACGTAGTGATTGTGCATTAGCGCCTACAAAAGATTGGAATTCATCTAAGTTTAGTTCAGCATTAGCTGCTGCTAGGCGCATGTCAGTAATACTGTTATTAAAACTTGCGCCAACAGAACTCATACTCCTAAAGCTTTCAACACTATTATCTAGCATGTTAGCAAAAGGTGATATTAAATCTCCAATAATAGGAATATGCTGTGTAAAATCACCTAGTTGATTGCCTCCGAACGCAAATTCTTTAGCAAGATTAAAAGCACTTCCTGCAAGAGTGCTAATTCCGCTTACTAATAGTCCTGTAAGTCCTCTACCAAAGCTTGTTGTTGCTCTTGTTGCATCTTCAAGTGCATCAGTTTGATTTGCTAAAGCATCTCTGTTTTCAGTTACAACTTTTATGCCTTTTCTTACTTCAGCATTGTACTTTTCAGCTAGATCTTTTGCTTTTCTTGCATCAGCACCTTGATTTTTTGCCAATCTATCAAATGCTTTCAGCAGAGATTGAAGCGTAGCTTCACTAGCAACACCGTTTCCACCTACATTTTCAATTTCTACTCTTTGATCAGCCAATATTCATTTTCCGAGTTATATGCGCATATAAATATATTAGGTATATACCTTTATATTGTATTTATACGGAGACAACAATGCCAGAAATTAAGCCCGTAGGTGCAAATCCACTTCAAAAATATTTTAGACAACCTAAAGTATACTTGGATTTACCTAGCAAAGGAAAATATTATCCAGACGGTGCATTAGATATGCCTGAAACAGGCGAACTTCCTGTTTTTTCTATGACTGCAAAAGATGAACTAACAATGAAAACACCAGATGCATTGTTAAACGGCGTTGCTACTGTAGAATTAATACGAAGTTGTGTACCTAATATTACAGATCCATGGCAAATGCCTAGTGTTGACCTTGATGCAGTATTAATTGCTATCAGAATTGCCACATACGGCGAACAATTAGAAATTTCAACTAAAGTTCCTAACCTAGGTGAGGAAAAAGATTTTGCAATTGATCTTAGACAATTATTAAACAAGCTTACAAACGTTACATTTGAAGATACAATCACTCTAGGTAACATGGTAATCAGTTTAGCGCCACTCAGTTACAAGCAATTTACAGATAGTGCATTAAAAACATTTGAAGAACAGAGATTGTTTAGTCTTGTAAACAACGAAACAATACCAGAAGAAGAAAAATTAGCAAAATTTAATGAAAGTTTTCTTAAATTAACTAATTTAACTGTTGGTATGATGTCAAAAAGCATAAAATCTATTACTGTTGAAGGTGAAGTTGTTGATAATCCTTTGCATATTGACGAATTTGTGCAAAATGCAGACAAAGAATTTTTTAATAACATTATCGAACATATTGAAGAACAAAAACAAAAGTTTCAAATCGAACCTCTAACAGTTAAATCAACAGAAGATGAAATAAGTCGTGGTGCACCTGCTGAATGGACTGTACCTATTACGTTTGATCAATCAAATTTTTTCGGATGAGAATATTAGCCTGGCCACTTGATGAAATCTTAAAAGAAGTTAAGAAAATGGAAGGCGAACAGAAACAATTAAAAACCGAAATTACAAAATTATGTTGGTACATGCGAGGAGGCGTAACAATAGAAGAAGCTTATGCACTAAGTTACGACGATAGATTAATTATGAACGACATAATTAAAGAAAATATCGAAATAACTAAGAAAAGTGGATTGCCGTTCTACTAATTACTTGCCAACTTTACCAAAGTCACTTAATTTTTGACTTTTATCAAAGTTTTTATCAACTACAGTTGCTTTTTTCGCAGGCTTTGTACTAATACTTTTTTCAAGTTGCTGTATAAGTCTGCGTTTTTCTTTTGCATTTAGTTTTAGTGCTGCATCCTTGGTTTGAACATACGCACTAGATGCTTTTGCAGTAGGTTCAGTACTAGCAGCTGGCTTTACTTGTCCTTGCATAGCTTCTTTTGCCTTTGCCATAAAGATTTGTTGTAATCTTTTTGTGTTAAATGGAACTGTTTTATCAATATTGCTAGAATCAACATTTTTCTTGTTAAAAAAGTCTTCTAGGTCAGAATAACCTGCTTGTTTTAGGCTAATTCCTTTAGTACCTAGATAAGAAGCAAACTCATTACCAAGATTATCAGCAGTTGCTTTTAAATCTTTCTGTCCAGCAATGTTTGCTTTACGCAGTTGTCTACTTCTTTTACTAAAAGGATTAAACTCGTTAAGATTTAAACTAGATACTTCATTAATACGCATATTGTTTTTCCATTTACAAGTGTATTTATGAATATCTACTTCGTAGATATTAGTTTTCGCTATCGCTCAAACTAAACACTTCGTTTTTTTTAATAATGTATAAGATAAAAGCGTTTTACGAAGTAAAACGTATTAATTTCATGTAGATTAATTAGTCAGACGGAACCTACACTGTGGTTCCATCATCTCGAAACTTCATGTGAGTTGCATAGCCGAGATCGGAAGTAGGTATTTGACTATGCTACTGGGCTCTGACCTTTCCCAACCTACGTCGACATCACGCAATTGCGCTATCCCCCGCTTCGTTCCTAGTGCTAAGGGGTTTTTGTAGCATACAGCCTATTGGACTACGTCACACCACCGGCCACGAGCATTACCTCGGCTGATTCTTGACGGGCTTTCGCCAATAGTGTCCTTATATTGCCTTGTTTCTGTTTTGAAGTGCCTCTATGAGAGTCTTTGATCCGCCTACACGTACATTAATAATACCGTTATAGTATTCTTCTGTTTCTAAAACACGCCTGTCAAATTGTTCTTTAGCTTCTAAGTAAGACATTTCTGCTCTTGAACTGCAAAAATATAAAATTTCTCGTGTAAATTTATCTGCGCCTAACTGTTCCACGTCTGCTTGTAATTTGTCTGACGATCCCCAGTAGTCACGCCAGTCTGATTCTTTGTATCCACGTCTTTTATTCTTTTTGCCTTTGAGTGGTGGTTTGGTTGTTTTAAATTTTGCTAGTTTTTTGCCTATGTACTTGCGATCATTTGTTGTATTGGTTATCAGATAGACAAACCCTTCATATTCATCTGGTATAGTGTCTATTTTTTCACCTTGATAAGTCCAATTCATAATTTACTTACCGCAGGTAAGTTCTATTTTGCCTCTTTTTTGGCCTTTTGTATTTCTCTTATTTCTTTATTTCTTGCATCTGCAATATCTCTTACTTTTCTAATGTTTTGCTGTACTTTAAAGTAGGTTCTTACAGATTTTTTTCGTTCCCAAATTTCGTTTGCCTTGAAATATTCCAAATATGCCTTAACTAACTGATCATGTATGTCATCTTCTATCATTATTCTACCACATCTAAATCATTTGCATAGCTTGTAAAGCCATTTTCTTTAATAACTTTAAGAACATGATTAACACGACCTACTAGTTCGTCTTTGTGTGAGATAAGATAGATGTTTTTATCACGTTCTCTGCCCATTTTCTTTAGTACGCTTAGTGAATTTTCAACACCAGCAGTGTCCATACCACTATCAATTAACTCATCAATAAACAATAAGTTGATATTTTGGTATAGGCTTTCCCAAACATCACGGAATGCAAAACTAAGACCTAAAATAAGTCTGTTACGTTCGCCACGTGATAGGTTATCAAAGTCTAGATCTTGTCCTAGCTGAGTAATTTCGACATTTAAGTCGTTTTGGAATTGTACTTGATGTGGTAAACCTAGTTTATCAAGGTAATATGTGAGCCTGTTGTTTAAATATGCAAGATTCTGATCAATAATCTTTTTACGGATAAAACTATCTTTGTTAGTAAGTAGTTTTAATAAAAACTCTTGATGTTCTTTATAACTTGTTAAGTCATTGACAGGAGTCCAATCAATATCTTGCAATGCTGTATCGGTTAAATCGTCTATTTGTGCCTGATAAGGATCTTCTTCTTGCTCTTTACTTAGTAGTGCTTGCTTTAAGTTATCTACGTTGTTTCTATGCTCATATGCTTCTTTTGCAGTTTCATAAAAAGTAGATGGACGACCGTTTATTTCTCCGATTGCTCCTAGTGATTCAGCAACACCTTTGATCTTTTCAGAAATTTCTACTTGATAAGCTAATGCATCTGTAAGTTCTTTAGCTTTACGTGCTTCAATTTCTGCTTTTTTATCAGCATGTAATTCTTGACCACAAGTATAACATACAGCATCTTCTAATTCTGAGATATCTTTTTTGGCCTTTTCAACAGATTTATCAGCACGTTGTTGTGCTGGCTCAAGTGTACTTAATTCCTTTTTAAGAGCCAAAACAGCATTGTTAAGTTCGTTCCAATTTACTAATTTTTCGTGCGCATCAAGTTCTGCATTGATATCAATTTTTTCTAACTCTTCAATAGCAGAATCTAATTTTTCAATATCTGTTTTCTTTTTAGCTTGCCAAGCACGTTGTCTTTGTTTTAATTGTTCGATGCTTACTTCAATTTTTTCATTACTAGATTGTATAGCATTGATTTTTAATGTTTCTTCTGTAATTGCATCTTTAGTTTGTTTAGTTTGTTCTTTAAGCAAGTCCGCTTTTTCAGTTAATATTGTAATACCTAGTAGCTGTTCAATAATAGCACGTTGATCATTTGCTCTCATGCTCAAAAACGGTTCGGTATAAGTGTTTAGAGCTACAATATGCTTAAACATATCATGGCTCATACCTAATAGGTTGTCAATATCTTGCTGTGTTTTGCGACTGTCACCTTGACTTTCGTCAGTAAGTTGTTGTTCTTGATTGTTTATAAAAAACTTTAGTACATTAGGCGAGCGTCCTCTTTCGATACGATAATCAAGTCCGTCTTTTTCAAAATGTAGAGTAACTAACATGCCTTTTGAGTTAGTTTTGTTGATAAGATTGTTACGCTTGATGTTTGTTAATGCTTGTCCATACAAAGCATAGCTTAAAGCGTTAATAATTGTAGTTTTACCTGTGCCGTTGCGTGATCCAGAATCGTCACCTCCTTGATCTAAATTTTCTCCTAGCACAAGTGTCAGCTGTTCTCCACTGAAATCAACTGCTTGGGTTTGATTACCCACACTCATAAAGTTTTTTACGGTTAAATCTTTAATACGAATCATTTATTGTTCTAGTCCGTTGTAAATTTGTAGCAGCATCTTTTTGTCAAAACTATCTGTGTCTAGTTCTGCAATTTCTCCAGCGACAATTTGATCTACGCTTTCAAACTGTGCAATATCGAGGTCAGTTGTAATTTCTTCAATTTGTTTTTTAGGAATTAGTGTTATTTCTCGACAACCGTAATTTCCTATAAAAGTTTCTTTGATAAATTGTGCTTCTTCGTAACTGATCGGTAAGTCTAATGTAACACGTAGATACATTTTACTTTTAACAATAGTATCAGTATTATCTAATAAGTTGCTTAGTGTTACATTTCTGTATTTTGGACAGTTATCCCAATTTAAGTATAACGGTTCTGCATTGTTTTCTCGATCTAGGATCATCATACCTCTGTCGTCATCTCCTGCATCAGCATAATTGTGCGGAAATGCATTTCCGATATAGTGTATTTTTCCTGATTTTTGTCTTTTGTGAAAATGTCCTGAGAACACATAGTCAGGTTCAACAAAGTGTTCTGCCTTTAAATCTCCATGATCTGGCATTTGCACCATTGCATTCATATAGAAACTCGGAAGTTCAAAATGTCCAAAAACATATTTGCTTTTGATCTTAGACATTTTTTTCCATTCGTCACCTACTAACCACGGGACAAGTGTTACATCGTCGATAGTAGTAATTTCATCTATAAATGTAATGCCTGGAATATATCTACTAAATGCTGTTGAGTTGATATCACGCTTGTCTTTGTAGTACAAATCGTGATTGCCATCAAAAAAGAAAAACTGTTCAAAAGCTTGACCTAGTTTTTCCATACAACGTATCGTAGCATCCATAGTAGTAAGGTTAAGACTATTCCTATTATGGTGCCAATCTCCGCAGAAGATACCAGTTTCACAACCGTTGGCTTTTGCTGTTTCTATGTACCAATCGATAAATTCTTCACAATCTTCATTATGAACACGACTGTTGCCTTTTAAACCAAAGTGAATGTCAGTAAAGACAGCTGCTTTTTTAAACAAAGAAAAATCCTCTTCAAATCTGTATGTTAACTATACTACAGAATTTTAACAGTGTCAAGTAGTTTTTTTGTCTTCAACTTCAGGTAAGCCTTTGTCATTAAAAATTGACATACTAGCTTCTTCATTACGTTTTACAGCAGCTTCCCATTCTCCGGCGTGTTGTCTAGTATAACTAGGATTTAAACCATTGCTTTCTAAAATATCATCACGTATATTTTGATTTCGCTTTTCTAAATTAATCACACGCACAAAGCTATTAGTCACAGCAGCGGTATAGTAAGCAAAAGGATTATTAGATTTAGATTCGTCAAACTGCAACCCAATTTGCGAAAGTTGTAGGATAGCCTGCCCCTTCATTTCGTCGTTGTAAGTGTAACCTCGAACATTACCTCTTGTAGCATATCTATCTACTAATTTCATCCACATCATTGCAAGTTTATTTGTTGCCCTGCCATGGTCTTTTGAAAAATGCCCGTTTTCCATACCGCCAGTCCAGTGACTTTTTCCAACACAGATTAATTCATCTTGATCATTAAATTTATAATGATGAAATGGAGGAAAATTTAATTTTGTTTTTGTGTCAGCAACAGTTTTCGGATTCTTTTTACGCCCGGGCTCTTCTGGTATATGATCAAATGTCATAATACGAAATACTAAGTCGTATTTGTCTATTGTTCTGTAGTCAACTTCACACTCGGCTTGCTTAACTTTTTCTCCTGCCATTTTGCGTGATTCATAGTCTGCTTGGCTCATTTTTTTAGCACGATTGCGTTTTGCTTCTGCAACAGTCCTAATATTGACTTTTTCTAAACTTTCTAAGATTATATCATAATTTGCATAATCTGGCTCTGTATAGCTACAAAATGTATTTTTAGATCTATGTATTTCTTTAAGTATGTCTTTGTTATTGAGATAGTTTGTTTTTCTCATAGGAACTCCCATATTTCATTTATTATAATATATGCAGTTTATTTTGTCAACTAAATAATGTATAGGAGACCTTTATGGCTATTTTCAGTGCATTCAATCAAATTCGTAATGCTATCGGCACAGTAAGTAGTGTAGCTAATAGCGTGTCTAGTATTACTAGATCTTCCTCTGCTGCATTTAATCAACTTGGCGTAAGAAGCAATCAACGCCAAGGTGGTATTAATAATGTATTTAACACTGTCAACAGAGTTGCATCTGTTGCACAAGATTTTCAATCAATCGGCAATCTTTTTGCTAACGGGTTTGGCACTAGAACACGGATGTCATCTAATGCATTACAAGGAGTAGTAAATGGTGCAGAACCATTGAGGCCAACTTCTGCTACAGCAGTAATAGCAGACAATAGTATTACAGCTGGCGGGATAGATCCAAATTCAAATGACTGGAGAGTTAGTTTATCTGTTCCTGATGTAATTAAGAATAGTCCTATTTTTGAACCTTTCAAAACGACATCAGGAAAAATGGTATTTCCGTTTAATCCTACAATACTATTTGGTAATAGTGCAAATTATACAGCAATATCTCCTATTCATACAAACTATCCTTATTATGCATATGAAAACTCTCAAGTTGATACTATTACTATTGCTGGAGAATATTTTAGTCAAAATGTAGATGATGCTGCATATTGGATTGCAGTTCTACACTATCTAAGAACTATGACAAAGATGTTTTATGGCGATAGTGAATTGTCAGGAACCCCGCCGCTTTTAACAAGATTAAACGGATATGGTAAACATGTAATGAATAACATACCTTGTGTAATACAAACATTTAGTGTAGATTTACCTTCAGATGTTGATTATATACAATGTGTAGTTGACAATACAGTAGATTACGTACCGACTAGAGCACAAGTAAACGTAACATTGCAACCGCAATACAGCAGATCAAGTCAAAGCAAGTTTGATTTAGTAAAATTTGCAAATGGAAGTTTTGTTAAAAATGATACAGATAACACAGGATTTATTTAATGACACCTAATAAGTTTGGACCATATGCAAAAACAAAAATTAACAGAGCAGGGTATTTAGATATTCTAAATATCATTCCAGTACCTGCCGAAGATAATGATGTATCATACGAAATAACTGCTGCATATCATCATAGACCAGATTTACTTGCATATGATCTTTATGGTAAAAAAGAATTATGGTGGGTGTTTGCTCAAAGAAATTTAGATGTTATAAAAGATCCAATATATGATTTTACAGCAGGTACACAAATATATTTGCCTAAGCTGTCAAATCTTACAAAAACAATAGGAGTGTAAAGTGCCTTTTGGAAGTTTGTTAGCCTCAGGCATTAACAATATTAATAAGATATCTTCTACTGTCAATCAGTTTAACAGCGGATTGACACAAGGTCAGCAAGGTCTAACATCTATAACAAACAATCCAAACAGTCCTTTAAACAATTTAAGAGAAATAACAACACCGTTTGGAGAAATAGATCAAGTTTTTCAAGGTCAAATTGAAAAACTATCTCGATCAAATATCATTCAAGGTGTTCAAGGTGTAAGCAATATATCCAACAATGTAGCAAACAGTCCTACATTAAATGGCATATTTAAAAATGATGCAATCAGTTCTACTCTTAATGGAATTAGACAAAATATTTCAGTTGTGTCTCCTGCATTCGGAGTAGCAGTAGATGCAATCAGTAATGTTTCTAGTGCAGTAAATTTTATATCTGATGCTATAAATTTAGGTTCACAGGCACTATCAGATTTATCTAACTTTCCTTTAGTTGCTGGAGGTAACAGGCCTGATAGTAAGCAAAGCATTTTTCTTACAAGATCTGACACTGGTGAAGCAGCAGTTTTACCTAATCCTCTAAGAGAATATGCAAGTTACAATTATATAATAGAATTAGCAGTTCTTAGTCCGGGTCAACTTAATTCACCAGAAGATTCGTATAGAGTAAATTTAACAAATAGTATACTAAGAAGCGGTGGCGGCAATCTAAATCGTAGGGTCACAACATTTGATGAAGATACGTTTGGATCTCATGCAGAATATTTTATTGATGATATTGAAATAAATGCACTAATGACGCCTAATAAACAAACTGGTGTTACTCAGGG